TCTTTAAAGATTCCAAAGTCGCAAAAAGAAAAAATGGAAAAAATTGCTGCGAAAAACAAGCGTTCTCTTAATGCTGAAGCACAGATCGCGTTTGAAAATCACATCAAAGCAAACGCTAATGGAAAAAAAGCCTAAGACATTTTTAGAAGTCCTAGAAAAAGGACTTTGCCAATATATAGAGGGCGACCCAAAAGACTCGCCCGTCTTTTGCCAGAACAGCAAAAATCCGAAAAGCGAGTATTGCGAAAAACACCACAGGAAATGTTATGTACCAAACCAAGACAATATTAAGGATTGATTAAATGGCATTTAAGAAGGGACACGAATGGGGGCTTGTGTCAAAGCAAGAGGGAAGAGACCGCGCGAAGAAACGTCATGTTTGCTTAGATTGCAGATACCACCAGCCAGAGATTTACAAGCATTGCCCTAAATGCGGCTCAACTAACAGGCAATATTTTATGTCGGAGGCCGAGCATAAGAGGGGCATGATCCTAATGACCAAGCAAATGGCCGGCACTATCACACACTTAAAATTCCAGCATAGAATCTCTCTTGAAGTCAATGGTCGCAAGATATGTAGGTACGACGCAGACGCGACATATTATGAAGATGGTCAGTTTGTTATCGAGGACAGTAAACCTAAGAACCATATAGACGATCTTGCTCTTGTTAAAATCAAACTCTGTGAAGCGATATTTAATACCACAATCAGAATTCCACAACGCGAAAGCGGGAATCGGTCAAAAGCCGTAAAACAAAAAATCTTAATTTAACCAAGGAGAAAACATGAGTGCCGTTTATTTAGTGAATACACAGACAGGGCAAAAGCTTGTTAAAGCAACAAATCGCCATGTCGCTATTAATTTTGCCGTGAAAAAAGAAGTAACTGCAAAATCGGTGACAGCATCGGAACTGGTCGAGCTTATGCAGGCTGGCTTGCAAATTGAAGATGCCACACCGAAAAGAACTGACAAAAACCAAACCAAGATTGAAGGAGTTTAATTATGGGAGAAGTTGGACACAATTTATCAAAAATCAAAGAAGATATTCAGGCTATGGCTGTTGAATACGCCAAGTGCGATGAAGAGAGCCAGAAACTCAATGACAAGCGCGCAGAGATCAGAACTAAGGCAAAAGACCTCGGGCTTGATACAAAGGCTTGGCAGGACGAAATAGGCCGCGCCAAACGTGATTTGAAGAAGAAAGACGGTTACGACGAATCAGCTCAAATTATCCGAGAGGCGCTTGGCGATATGGACATGGATGATTTGTTTAGCCACGTCCTGAAACGCGAGGATGAGAAAGAAGCTGCTAAGGAGGCGAGAAAGAAAGAGCGCGACGAAGCACGAGCAAAAGCCGATTCGTATAAATCTGCACCTGAGCGCAAACCGAAGAACTCAAAATCTCTTGAGCAAACTTTGGCAGAGGCTCACCCTGTTGTCCAATAACCAAAATAAGACTAAAAAAGAAAGCCCCATTCTAGGGGCTTTTTTCTTGGCTACAATCGGGGCAAATACTTGGAAGTGGTGGAAGGTCAGAAAGTAATTCCAAGTTATCAGGCGGCAATCCCTGCGGCAGGGTGGTTTACTTGCATGATATGCCTCCAAAAAAGACGTAAGAAATCACCATCCAAAACGCCAATGACAGAAAAAACAAAAACATGAGATTTGCCATGATCTTTGAGAATCTTCTGCGATTGTCTCTTTTGCGCTGGCGTGTGTAAAAAGTTGCGAGTTCTGGGTAATAGTCCATATTTATTTTTTCCAAATTCCGTTTTGGTTCGCTGGCTTAGGGCAAGTCACAACTGTGAGCGCAATAAATGTTGATTCTGGTATGGCTTTGCTTTGCAGGCTTTTTGTGAGATCAAATGTTTTCATCTTACGCCGCCATTCTTTCTAGTATGTCTTTGATTGCCCGATCAGGAGAAATGTTTATAGCGTTGCAATACCCAACAAATCCAGAAATTGAGAGGCGATTAACGCCTTTATCAACTTTTTGAATTTGCTGAAAAGTAACGTCCAAAGCTTCCCCGACTTTCTCCTGAGAAATTTTAGACTCTCTGCGTTTTTCTTTTAGATATTCAGCCGCAACAATATCAATTTCTTTTGGCTGTCTTTTGTTAGTTTTTTGCATGATTTTTTCTCCTGTATTGTGAATTTTCCCCTAATTACCGCCGCTTATGATTTCGACTTTTTCTGTGGCGTGTACGGTTATTTTCTCGCCCTTAGGAATAGGCTTGCCATCCTGCAAGACTTCCCCATGCCAGCGTCCGACTTTCTTGAGCTCATAGCCTTTATGACGGAAAATAGTTTCTGCCTCCAAATCCATAAACTTCTCTGTTCTCATAGCTTCAAAGCCTCCTCAACAGTCAGATTTGGCATTGGATTGCCAACTCGTATAATTTCTATTTTCTGAATTGTATTCCAGTCTGGGACGCTTTCTACGAGCTGGTGCAAGTCAGCGATTTCCTCAAGTTCGTGGATCACATCAAGAATCCCGTTCTCGGTTCGATAATAAACCGTCGCGCTCCATCTAATCATCACTCACCTTTCAGCTTTCTGATTTCGGATAGGGCTTGTTGTGCCTGTGTATATTCTGGGAATAATGGAGGGTCTGATAACAAATCCATTTTTTCACAAGCCCATACTGACCATAGACGCAAATCATCCAAAGCCACATACGCCAACTCAATAACCCTGAGAAGATCGCTCTCAGAAGGCTTCTGTTTGGTCTGCACATTAACCTGTTTCCTAAATTCATCTTCTGTCATTTTAGTTTACTCCAGATCCACAACACGGACAGTTACCACCACCAAAAACAGATACAGTGCATTGAGTACCGCAAACACAACATTTCCTTATTTTAACAGTCATTTTATTCTCCTAAATTTGACTTCTGCAAGCTGTTGAGGGGGGAGCGGTGTAAAATTGGGGAAAACTCCCCCCTCGCCCAGCTAGGGCAACTTATAAAAGCTCGAAAATATAATCGGGCTCTAAATCAAAATATTCTTCGCAAATATTCTCGGCTGATTCGTTGTCGCCGTCAGCAAGATACCCCTTAAGTGCTTTCTTTGCTTCCCTGATAACCATATCAGCCTCTTTTGCGGTCATTCCGTCGCGCTCCATTAAGATTGTTTTGATTTCTCCTACCATGACAGCCACCCCCACGCAGTTCCGTAAACGATGAAGATCAGGGCTAATGAAAAAAGCGAAAGTCGGATTGTGTATTTCATTTTATTCCCCTTTTGCTTTGGCGATCACCGCGCGGCCAAGTTTATCAAGCCCGCTTGATATAGCCCTTAATGATCTTGCATTTCTTTCTGTTTCAGTAAGGTTCATTTTATATCCTTTCCTATATTCGCGTTGAGAGTTCGTTACCCTGCTGTGGTCTGAGTGGGATATTATCTCTAAGTTCTCGGGTCTGTTGTCGTCTTTAATGCCGTTTACATGGTGCACATCTTCCCATTCCTCTAATGCCCGACCGATAATACCCATAACGATCCATCTATGTTGTTTGAGTCTTATTTGTGTACCATCCGCCAACCACAACCGGCCATCAATGTATCCCTTTTGGTTTTTCCACCATGTAATAGGTTTCTTATTATGTCCGCCGTTATTAGCCCACATACAAGGGCGGGAACAGTATTTCGCGGATGATCTTGCAGGGCGGAATGATTGGCCGCAATGGGCACAAGACTTATCTGCAATTTTTCTGTTCTCGCGCCCTAGTGTGTCTTTCATGTGCCCCCCTAATTGGTTATACCCAATGAAGCTAGTATTGATTTAGCTTTTTCGCAACCATTATTTGCCTGTTCTAAGGCGTATTCATAAAGAATAGGACTCGCGGCGATTAGGCGGGCGTTAGCTTCTGCCTGACCTGTCTGTGGTGGAAGATCATAAATAACTGCAATGTCATTAAAGTTTTTGCCTAAGCCTACGCGAATAGTTTTCCCGCTTTCTGGTCTATTGATAACTTTCCAAGGCCCTGGTGTGTATTTCATTATTACGCCTCCAAAATTCTAAATTCGTGCAAATCGCCGCCTTCGTAGGCACTCAAGAAAGTACCGTCTTCGGATAGGCTTGAATCATCTGAACGATCAGAATCGGCGTCATAGTTTGCGCCAATATCTGCTAACATCCATTTGGCTGTGTCCAAATCAAGATTTCTGTGGATTGTGTACCAATTAGATGCAGGGGTTTTCTTTTGAATGTAGAAAGTCATGATATTTGCTCCTTTTATCTGGTGAGGATTTCCCGTCCTCGTTTTGATAAAAGTACTATAAACCAGAAAAAATAAAAATACAAGCAAAAAAAACACTAAAAAATAACTTTTTTTCACTTTACAAAATAAAAATCATAAAATATCTTTGGTCGGCTGGTGAAGGCTGATCCCCTCCGCAAGCTAGTGCTGACACACTGGGCCAGCCACCATTTAACCTTTGTCAGGAGGAAATCCGTATGGATAGACTTTTTCGCATAGACTTTTACCCTCAGGATTGGATTATTGACACAGCCCGTCTCACGCCAGAAGAGCGGGGGGTGTATATACAAATAATTGCCCTTATTTACTCAAATCGCGGCCCGATAGAGAATGATCCGGTGTGGATCGCTGGGGTATCTGGTTGCTCGTCCAGAATGGTAAAATCCGTTATATCGAAACTTGAAGAAAAAGGATTCGTGCAATTTTCAGGCGGGAAAATCACTCAAAAACGCGCTGAAAACGAGCTGAATATCAAGCGAAAACATCTCGAACTCTCCTCGAAAGGTGGACGAAATCGCGCCGAAAACGAGCGTGAATATAAAGAAAACAACTACTTAGATTCAAGCGAAGGTGTAATTCCGCTATCAAGCTCGTCCCCGTCCCCGTCCCCGTCCCCGACCCAATTAGAAGAAAAAGAACCTAAAGGTTCTAAAAAGAAACCTGAAAATAAAAATGAAATTCCAGAAAATATTTATGATGAATTTTGTGAGTTTTGGAAAATAGCAGAGAAGAAGGTTGGTAAGGGGGCCGCCGAAAAGGCATACATGAAGGCTAGAGAATTTGAGGCAAAGGAAAATATCAATCCTGCATGGATAGCCGCGAACCGTAAGTGGAAAACCTTAGCAGAGAATGAAAAAAGGTTTATCCCACACCCGTCAACTTGGCTAAATGAAAAAAGGTGGGAAGACGAATTCCAGCTTGAGCCAGAAAAGCCAAAAACAGGAATCCCGTTCGCAAAAGGCTGTGACGCTTTCGGCGCACCAATCGGGGAGGCGGTTTTTGATGATTATTGAAAAAATAAAATCTCTAGGAATTCGGATCGACAGCTATGCGACCGGAGAGCATAAATCAATTTGCCCTTGGTGTTCGCATACGCGAAAGAAAAAAAATCTGAAATGCCTGTCTGTCAAAATCGACGGGGAAAAATTTGTTTATATCTGCCACCACTGCGGGGCTAAAGGAGGCCAAAATGACGAATCAACAAACGCCAGAACAAATCATCGAAGCGAGGGGGCTAGACATCGAGACGCTGGTAAATTATGGCGGAACGCTATTCAAACAGCATGGTATTAGCCATTGCAAATTTGAATATAGACGCAACGGACAGCCCGTTAATGCCAAATATCGCACGATCGAGGGCGAAAAGAAATTCTGGCAAGACGCTGGGACAAAGTGCGTTTGGAATGAGGATTGTCTTCGGGACGCGACCATTTCCGACCTCCCGCTGATTATAACCGAGGGTGAATTCGACGCCTTGGCTGCTATCCAATGCGGGTTTGTCCGCACAATCTCTGTCCCAGACGGCGCACCAGCTCAAGAGCTTGGAGAGCGCGAAACCTCAAAATACAGCTACCTTGACACTGTCATTGAGCTAATTCGCGAAACTAAAGAAATTATAATCTGCGCGGATGGGGATGCTGTCGGGGCAAATCTTCTTCACGATTTATCTTTGCGCCTTGGGCGCGCCCGTTGCAAGTGGGTAAAATACCCCAAGGGCTGCAAAGACTTAAATGACGCACTTCGGCTGTATGGGGAAAAAGGTGTTAAAGCCACGATCGGTAGGGCAGAATGGATTAAAATCGAAGGTGTTTACAGGCTTTCCGAATTGCCTCCCATGCCAAACTTCAAACCCGTCTCCACCTACATGGGCGGCGATATTGACCAGTATTTCAAACCCCGCCTTGGTGATTTCTGCGTAGTGACAGGCATCCCATCCCACGGGAAATCTGCATTTGTGAATGATCTTTGCTGTCATTTAGCCCAGCATCATCAATGGAAAACCGCCTTTGCATCATTCGAGCAAAACCCACAACTTGACCACCGCCGAAATCTACTCCGGTGGAAAAACGAGGAGCTGATTGGAAAGCAAACACCGGAGCAGATCGAAGCAGCCGAAAAATGGATTGACGAGAATTTTGTTTTCATAGTCCCAAACGAGGATGACGACGTAAATCTTGACTGGGTTCTTGAAAAATCTAGCGTTTCTGTCATTCGCCACGATTGCAAGGTCATCGTTATCGACCCTTGGAATGAAATGGACCACTACCGCCCAAATGACATGAGCCTGACTGAGTACACAGGATTTGCAATAAAACAGTTTAAGAAATTTGCCAAAAAACATGGGATTTTCCTAATCGTCGTAGCTCACCCAACAAAACTGAAGCCGGACAAGGATGGAAAGCTGCCAATCCCAACACTTTATGACATTTCGGACTCTAGTCATTGGTACAACAAATCTGACATAGGAATTGTTATTCATCGAGAACAGACACATTCAATTTGCCGAGTCGCAAAAAGTAGATACCACGAAATAATTGGTAAAACAGGCGATATGCAAATGACCTACGATATGAGGACGAACAGATTCCAGATTTTAATTGATACAGGCATGGATTCCATGCTCTGACCCTATCCATGTACCAAACAACCAACAAAACGCACCCACGGGCAAAAAAACCGCCTAAGCGTCGGTTTTAAAATCGATTTCTAGGTCGATTTTCATTGCAAGAATAATAGAAATTATAAACGAATCACCACTTTGTGTACCCCAATACCCTTAAAATGAAAAATCATTGTAAAAATAATAGCCATTTCGCAGAAACACGCTATTTACTTTTCTTAATAGCGGATATATAAAAACAATATTCAATATTAAAAAATAGGATCGGATATGCAAAAATCAAAAGACGCTTTTAAAATTGGCACAAAAATTGAAAACGGGCACGCTGTAGGAAAAGACCCACGAAAAATGTCAAGAGACGACCTCTCTCAAATGGGGCATGTTGACAGGCCATTGCTAAAAATAATCAGGGAAAAGTGCCTTGATTGCTGCTCAAATGAACAAGCAGAGGTTACTAAATGCACCTGCGTTTCATGCCCTCTTTGGCCTTTGCGTATGAGTAAAAATACACTTAGGGAATCGCGCAAATTGTCCGAAGAAGAGCGTTTAAAAATGGGTAAACGATTACAGCAAGCGCGATCAAAAAAAGGAGAAAATTAAAATGCCAAACGTTAATAAATTTTATGGTGTCGGACATTTGGGAAAAGACCCAGAGGTCAGAGTGACACAATCTGGAACAAGTGTAGCAAGCTTTTCCGTTGGAATTACCATTTCAGAGAAACAAAACGGCGAATGGGTAAAGGTTACAGAATGGTTTAATTGTGTGTGTTTCGGAAAACAAGCTGAATGGCTATCAGACGCCCAAAAAGGCGATTTATGCCTTTTCTCGGGCAGAATCAAAACCGAAACTTACGAAAAAGACGGGCAAAAACACTACATCACCAAAGTAATTTGCGACGATGTCCAAACGGTTAGAAAGTCCGCAAAGCCGCAGGAATTAAATTCTGGGAACTCTTTCTCGAATCAGTCAGACGCTGGATTTGACGATCTTTCAGACGATATTCCATTTTAGGTGAAGCCATGACATTCCAAGTCCAAATCTCTTACAAACCAGATCAAAACGGTGCGGCGGAAACAGAACTTCTCTCTTTCAGTTCAAAAACATCAGCAGAAAAGTTCCTCCAAAGCGTCCTGAAAAACCCAGATGTCGTAAAGGCTAAGATTGTTTGATTTGTTATAAAAAAACGGAGGCCAAATTGCTTGACACTCCGTTTTAATTTTTTTATGTTCAGCCTACGAAAACAAAAAGCTAAGCTATATTAAGCTATATTAAGCTATATTAAGCTATATTAAGCTATATGCAGAGATACCATGCGCTGGGTTTAAAAGTCAATAGGCGTTCGGAACATGACGGACAGTATCTCTCGGGATTTATACAATCCTCGCTAAAAACCCCAGAATAAAGGAATCCCACGCGGGTCGTAGGGTCTGTTTCCCCCTCTTCCTGTGGCTAAAATACCGCGCATGATCAGAGATGATCAGATAACGGGAGGAAGATGGAAACTCGTGCGCCGCCATCTTGACAAAAACTCCTCGGAACAGATGCCTTTGTGTCCCTAATAACTCAAGTTGCATAATCTCCCCGAATACTGGCCGCTATATCAAGGTCTGTGTTCGGGGGATTTTACCTATGGAACCCACTAATCTAAGTTGCATGAAAGAAATGAAATGAAAATCACAGAAGAGTATATTGAAAGCAAAAAAACAATTAACGGTGGCTGGACAAAAAAACAGCTCGCTGAATGGGGCATTAAATGGCCTCCTGAAAAAGGTTGGAAAAAAAGACTGATTGAGAAAAATAAGGAATTATAAAATCGCCTAATCCTCCAAACTCACCAGTTTTAATCCATTATTGAATTATATTAACGATTGTAATAAGGTTAAATTACGAAAAGAAAACGCGGCTAGGCCGTAACCATACAAACCAAGGGCGAGTGATGGCTGAAAATAACGAGTTTTTCCGCACTATTAAGGCAAATACGGCAGATTTAATTCCGTATGCAAGAAATTCAAGAACACATTCCGAAGAGCAAATCGCGCAGATCGCCGCTTCTATTCGAGAGTTCGGATTCACGAATCCCGTCATTATCGACCCAGAAAATAACATTATTGCTGGACACGGGCGCGTGCTCGCTGCTCAAAAGCTGGGACTTAAAGAAGTCCCATGCGTCGTCGTGACTGGCTGGAGTGAAGCACAAAAGAAAGCCTATGTGATTGCCGATAACAAGCTGGCTTTGAATGCTGGCTGGGACGAAGGGATGCTTAAACTTGAATTTGACGAGCTTCAGGATTTAGGGTTTGATTTAGAATTAACAGGCTTCACCCTCGGCGAAATCGGGAAGCTGACCTTCGACGCTGGTGATGGGCTGACCGATGAGGACGCCGTCCCCGAAACTCCCGCCGCTCCTCGATCACAGCAGGGCGACATCTGGCTCCTTGGCGAGCATCGGGTGATGTGCGGCGACAGCACAGATCAGGAGGCCGTAGCGGCTCTGATGGCCGGAGGCCGCGCGGATATGGTCTTCACCGACCCACCCTACAACGTCGATTACGGCGCGAACCAGAACCCCCGCCACAAAATCCGCAAGATCAAAAACGATGCGATGAGCGAGGCCGACTGGGATATTTTCGTCCGCGCCTATATCGCCACCATTTTCGCCTTCTGCGAGGGGAATATCTACATCGCCATGAGCGATAAGGAACTCGGCCACCTCCAGCGCGTGTTTTGCGAGGCAGGCGGGAAATGGGCCAGCTTCATCGTCTGGGTCAAGGATCGCCTCGTTCTTTCCCCGAAGGATTATCACTCGCGCCACGAAACCATCCTGTACGGCTGGAAAGACGGTGTGAAGGGCAGGCAGCGCGTCGAGGATCGCACCCAGGACGATGTCTGGGAGATCGCCCGCCCGTCAAACTCCGAGGAACACCCGACCATGAAGCCCGTGGCTCTGGTCGAGCGGGCAATCGTCAACTCCTCTCAAACGGGGCAGGTCGTCCTCGATCTGTTCGGCGGCTCTGGCTCCACCCTGATCGCAGCCCAGAAAACCGGCCGGCAAGCCCGCCTGATGGAACTTGACCCCAAATATGTGCAAGTTATTTTGCAAAGATGGGCTGATTTTACAGGTAAAGACCCTATCATTGAATCAACAGGGCAAACCTTTAGCGAGGTTAAAAATGCTAGATAAGGCAGAGTATTACGCCAAGTATTATCAAAACAATAAAGATAGAATTAAATCTTTAAACAAAAAAAGATATGAAGAAAGACGCTCAACACCAGAGGGTTTGCAAAAACATAAGGAGCGCTCTTTATTGTATACTAAGAAATATAGAGAAAGTAACCCAGATAAAGTAACTAAATCAAGGAAGTCGCAATATACAGGCAGAAGATTGAAGGCTTTAGAAATGATTGGTGGCGCAAGTTGTGTTTATTGTGGATGTGATGTTTTATCGTTTCTGGAAATAAACCATAAGAATGGCGATGGATGTAAGGAATGGAAAAAAATGGGGGCTGGAATAGTTGATAGATTGTTGAATGGAACAAGGTCAACTGATGGATTAGAGGTTGCCTGTCGAGTTTGTAATAACCTTCACTATTTACAATTAAAGGACCCTATAGCTGCAAGTGGTTTTAAAGTTATTTGGACTGGAAAAAAAGCCGTTCACGCTGAAACAGGCGAGGCATTCGATGGCTGAAGAAGTTGACAAGGGCGGCAGGCCACCACACGTACCTGACGAGAAGACCCGCAAGACGGTTGAGGCAATGTCAAGCTATGGCGTGCCTCAAGAGGATATTGCTCTCGTTTTGGATATTGATAGAAAAACGCTTAGCAAGCATTATCGTCGTGAACTGGACACTGCTGCGACAAAGGCCAATGCTATGGTAGCTGGAAGGCTTTATCAAAAGTGCATGAAAGATGACACATCATCTATTATTTTCTGGCTTAAAACTCGCGCTAAATGGCGTGATAATTCCAAGGATGATGATGCAGATAATGGGAACATCGTTGCGGCTCTTTCCAAACTCATTGACAAGCTACCATCGTGATAACATCCACAGGAAACCCAGCCCTTGATAAGCAGTTGGCTAGGTGGTATCCGCTTAAAGACCATCCTGTCCAACTTGCCCTTGTCGCCGCTGTTGATAGCGGTGTAAGATTTCCGCTTGTGCCCTCAGGAAGACGGTCGGGAAAATCCGAAAGGGCAAAACGGTTTCTGGTCAAGAAAGCAAACTCCGTTCAAGGTCTATATTTCGCCGCAGCTCCTACGCATGACCAAGCAAAGAAGATTTTCTGGGATGATTTGAAAGCCTTCTCTCTTTCCGCGATACATCCACGCGCTCCTTCAGAATCAAACCGCATAATCTACCTGCCAAACGGTAGCGAAATCCATGTAATCGGTCTAGATAAGCCTCAAAGGATTGAGGGTGTTCATTGGAAAGGCGGACTGATTGATGAAATCGCCGACATAAAATCAGACGCATGGGAAAGCAACATTCTCCCAGCTCTTAACACCGTAAATCCGCTTGACCCAGACTACAGGGCTTGGTGCTGGCTTTTGGGTGTGCCTGATGGGCTTAATCATTACTACGATTTATGCCAAAAAGCTGAAAGCGGATCAGACCCTAATTTTAAGGTGTATCACTGGAAATCTTCGGAGATTTTGCCGCCAGACGTCATTGATGCTATGAAACGATCAATGTCGGCTAAGCAATTTAAGCAAGAGTTTGAGGCGTCATTCGAGACGGCAAGCGGTCGAATTTATGAAGATTACGGGGCTGCAAATCTTACAAAAGAGCTAATAAAACCGCACGAGCAGCTTCTCTGGTATCACGATTTCAACTATACCCCTATGTCTTCTGGTGTTGGTGTGCAACGCGGAAATTCTTTGTTTTTACTTGACGAAATTGTCCTAACTTCCGCAGTTTCGCGCCAATCAGCCGAGGAATTTGTCGAACGGTTTAAAGACCACCAAAACAAGCACGTCATAATCTTTGGCGATCCAGCAGGGCGCGCTGGTGAAAAGCATGGCCACGCATCGGACTACACGGACATCGAACAGGTTCTGGCAAGCAATGGCTGGAAATTTACGCGCAAGGTCAAGAAAGCCGCCCCTGCAATCAAAGACCGACAAAATGCCGTTCGTGCAAAAATCATGAGCGCATCCGGTGAAATTTCTTTATTTGTCAATTCTGAAAAAGCCCCATATACTCACAAAGGGCTGGCAACTGTGCAGCTTAAAAAGGGGTCAACCTTTATTGAGGAAGATTCAGAAACGCAACATATTACAACGGCAATCGGCTATATGGTTGACTATTTGTTCCCGATAAACCGCGCTCAAATTTCGATAGGAAAAACAAGTGGATTATAACGACCCATCCAAGACCCATCCCGAATATGACGAGTTTTTGCCAGTTTGGAAGATGTGCCGTGACGCCGTAACTGGGCAACGTGCAATTTCAAAGGGCGGCACAAAATACCTTCCCAAGCTATCGGGACAGACTGACGACGATTTTAAGTCCTACAAAGAACGCGCTGTTTTCTTCGGCGCAACTGGGCGGACTGTTGATGGCATGGCTGGTCTTATTTTTCGCAAAGAGCCTACAATCAAACTTCCTTCGGCTCTTGAGCAATATGCGCCTGACATCGATATGAAAGGCACGACTCTTGAAGGATTTGCCCGTGATTGCGTGGAGGAGGCTCTGGTTGTGGGGCGGTTTGGAATCATGATTGATTACCCGCCGGCAAATCCAGACGGTGGTGTAATGACGATTGAGCAAGCGCGGCAAATGGGGCAGCGGCCTTACCTGACCATGTACAAGGCAGAGAGCATTATAAACTGGCGTTCTGGTCGATATGCCAACCGCCAAGTTCTATTGAATGTCTGGCTGCTGGAGAAAGACGGCGAAGAAGATCAAATCAGAGAGCTATTCTTTGACGGATTTTATGGGCAAAGAATCTGGAGAATGGACAAGAACGACAAGTGGGTTGTTTTTGCCGAGTACTACCCGACAAAATCAGGGCAAAAGATTCAGGAAATCCCGTTTTATTTCTGCGGAAAAAAAGAAGGCGGAATTGATGTTCAAGACCCGCCGATTGAATCCTTGGCTTATCTCAACATTGCCCATTACCGAAATTCAGCCGACTTAGAAAATGCCGTTCATGTTGCAGGACAGCCTACGCCTTGGGTTAATGGCATAACCAATCCTGACGAAATCCCAGCAATCCATTTAGGCTCTAGCACTTTCCTAAAGCTGCCTCCTGACGCAATAGCGGGATTCCTGCAATGCGGGGCTGATGGTGTGGGGGCTTTGCGTGAGTCCATGGCTGATAAGGTCGCTCAAATGGCGGCTCTTGGGGCTAGAATGCTCTCTCCTGAAAAGTCACAAGTTGAATCGGCTGAATCGCAGCAAATCAAGCGCGGCGGAGAAAACAGCGTTTTGGCTTCTATCGCGGGGGCGGTTGAGATTGTTCTTTCGTCCTCTCTAAAATTCATGGCTGATTGGGTCGGGGCAAATCCTGAAGATGCCGTTATCGAGCTCAACAAAGACTACCTTCCGGCTCAAATGGATAGCGCGATGCTTCGCGAGTGGGTCGCCGCTTGGCAATCAGGAGGATTTAGCTATGACACATTTGTCAATGGCCTGAAATCTGGTGAGCTGATACCTGATAGCATTGACCCGCAGGACGAAATCGAGAAGATGCAGAACGAAACACCAGCCATTCCAAGGACTGTAGCTTGACCATAAATCAGGACATATTTGACGCATCTGTCCGACACATGGTCTGGCTCGAGCGATATAAAACAAAGGAAGCCAAAAGAATTTTACGTCTTTTAGAGCAAGCTGACGATGACCTTGTTTCTCAGATCGCGGCAAGAATGGCAAAGATTGAAAAGCGTGGATATGATTTAGGCGTCGCAACAACAGAGCGTCTTAACCAACTGCTTGATGAAATTCGTTTGGAACGCAAAGAGATCATGCGTATTCTTTACGCAGAAAGCAAAGACGAGCTAATTTTATTTTCTGAATACGAAGCTGAATTTAATAAAAACATGATAGTCAACTCTGTTAAGCCTTATGGCGCAGAGATTTCTATGGTCGCTCCCGCCGCATCTCAGCTTAAGGCCGCAGTGACATCAATGCCTTTTCAGGGCAGGTTTTTAAAAGAATGGTACAATGACCTTGGCGCAGATACCGCAAGGCGCATATCGGACGCTATAAAAATAGGCATCACTGAAGGTCAGACCACGGATCAAATCGTTCGCCGTATCCGTGGCACAAAAGCGCGGGGCTACAGTGATGGAGTCATGTCTATCGGAAAAAGAAACGCCGAAGCAATTGTCCGAACGGCTATAAATCACGTTTCATCACGCGCCGCAGATGAGCTATATGCAGCAAATTCCGATATAATAGCAGGTGTTAAATGGATATCCGTACTTGATAGTCGCACCTCCGCCCCATGCCGCGCAAATGATGGCAAAATCTTCCCTGTTAAATCTGGCCCACGCCCTCCGCTTCATTTTTCTTGCAGATCAAGAGTCATCCCATACCTTGGCCCGACAAGCGTAAAGGGCGTTCGAGCAAGCAAGACGGGGCCAGTTGCAGATGACACAACCTATGGCGACTGGCTAAAGTCACAACCTATCGCCGTCCAGAATGAAGTTTTAGGCGTGGCAAAAGC